GCGGCCATGCGTTGAGCAGGTCTTTCTTGATGTGCAGCATCGTCTCGGAGAACTGAGAATCCGATAGCAGCGAGAAGTCCAAATTCCGCGCGTGTTCTTTACCTACAAGGGTTACGTGCCTTTCGGTATTGGGGCGGACACCTGCCTTATCCACGATGATGCTTGGCATCAGGTAAGAGTTCTCGTACCAGCCCTGTGTGACCAGATGCGATGTTTTTGTGATGCCTGCCTGTTGCGAAAAAGCCATAGCTGCCTGCCTGATACTGTCGAGGTTTTGCCGATGAACATTGAACACGTTGCCGAGAGTTGCGAGGAAGAACTTACCCATGTCCGCATTTTCGAACCACTTTTCATGACTGATCTCGAAAGACTTTTCGACGCCAGCCCCAGAGCAGTCCCCTGCGAATACGGCCTGAACAATTCTGCCATCATCGATGTAGGTACGTTCTTCTTTGATGTCGATGTTTACGACACAAAGAGGGGTGTACTTGGCACCGTTTCTGGAAATCTTAGCCGAGTCGTATCCGTATGGGTGGTTTTTGCGATACCAGTTGCCGTGGGTCTGAATCAGCTCTCCGTGGGCTTCAGCGTTCTTGTCGACTTCCTTCTGAGCCTCGTCACTCGCTTTGTGGAAGAGCTTTGAAAACTCGCCCGGCTTGACAATTTTTAGACCACGGACATACCCCTTGAACTCTTTTTGCTGCTCAGGGTCGAACACCTGCACGCGAAGGCAGATGGCCTCTAGTGCGGACAGCAGCTTGTCGTGGTCTTTCTCCTCCTTGAGTGCTTCGACTTCTTGCTTGAGCTGGTCGAGGAAGTCTTCTCCGGCGCCATAGGCGTAGCGGATCGGACTCGGCTCGGGCCACTGGCTTTCGGGGAGGTCTGTGCGGCGAACTGTTTGCCCCTCCACTTGGTCGATGGGAGGGCGCTTGGTGAGGCACTTGGTTCCGGGTACGCAAACAGCGCACTCTTGGAGCTTTCGGCAGGTGTCAGGGGAGTAGTTCTTCTTGAGTGAGTGCTCGAGCTGTTTGAGTTGTGACGCGTCAGTCCCCCACCCCTTGACGTTGGCGGTAAACCAGGCTAGGCCGTCGGTGGTGGACATCGCCATGCGAAAGAGAGCAAACCCCTCATGGTGTCCCAGAACCTCGCCAGCCATGACGCGGTCTCGGACCTTTCGAAGAGCCGGGCACGCGCTGAGAACCTTTTCCAAGCTGCCGCTGAGTGGTGGCTGCCAAGACCCTCGCCGACCCTTCCCCTCGAAGTTGATGGGAGCGCCGCAGCTGGTCGCTGCAGTTGCCGGGCCATCTTCGTAGACGGGGATTTCGTACTTGGCGATCAGCTCGTCGAACTGCGCGGCTGGGATACGGGGGATGGACTCGAGGTAGACCCATTGCTGGTTCGCTGGGATGAACTGGTTGTTGTCGTCAACAAACCCGTTACGTTCCTGGGCCCAGTTGGGCTCGATGCACGGCGCTTTGATTCCGTTGCCAATCCCATCAGGAGAGACGTAGCTCTGCTTGGGAAACGATTCAGGCAAAGCGCGAAGCGACTGGCGCAGCTGTTCCATGAACCCGACTCGCTCGAAGATTTCAACCATTACCGCACGGAAGCGGTTGGCCGGATACGACCCATCGAAGAACATGTAGAGATGCCAGCCGTGTCCGGTAGATCGAGCCAGTCCGTAGGGAACGCCCCACTCCCGAAGAAGCGCTGCCACCTTGGCAACGTCTTCCCAGTGGTAGTCGAGATGCTCTTTGCCCGGCTTCAACTTTTTATCAAAATCGAGAGCGCCGAAACAGATCGTCCCGTCTGGCTGCAAGACGTAGACGAGCTGGGATTCCTTGCCGTCGATGTGAAGGAGGCATGACTCATCAGACACCGCCGCGTACTGTCGCGCAGGGCAGCAGTCACACGTCGAGGTCTTGTTTCGAAGGCCGCACTTCTCAGACCACAGGGCTGTGCAAACTGGTGCGTAGCCGCTGAAGGTAGACCCGTCTTCTCGGGAGGACTCCCAACGCCGCCCATAGACGTCTTGGCGCCCAAAAAACCGTTCTCTGAAAATGCGTGCCTTGTTTTGTCGTGAAAGAGTCATGCCCCTGTACCTCATGCAGCTTGTTGTAGAAACGTCTTCAAAATGCTCGTATTCACTTCGTCCTGGTCGATGAGCTCCGCCTGGCTGTCTCCCTTTTGGCTGAGTACCAGCCACATTGCTTCATCGATCGAGTTCTTGGCGAGAAGCGCATAGACGAACATTGCGTGCTTTTGGCTGGCCCGCTCAATTCGTTTCACGCTTTGGTAGTAGCTCTCGTATGAGTAGTCGATGCTGGCAAAGATCATGTAGTGCGAGCAAGTAAGAGTAATTCCGTGTCCGGCACTTTTTGGGTGCAGTACGATGATCCGGACGGCCGGATCGTTGATGAACGTCTTGATGTTGGCGAGGTTGGTAGTCGAGGAGTTCCCGCCATACACCGACACCGTTCCTTGATCCTTATACCTGGAAACAAGCTGCTCGATCTCAGCTTGGTACTGGCCGTAAATGATGATCTTGTCTTGCGAGTCGATCTCTTCATTCACAAGCTGGTCAAGCATGTCGAGCTTTGGGTTGTCGGGAAGAAAGTGAACATTTTCTTGCTCGTCAATCAGCATGCCCGAGGTGATCTGCCTGAGTTTCATGAGCTGCGCGAGCTTGACGCTAACGCTGATGCGCTCATCGTTGATCACAGTGCTGAGTGACTCCTTCATGTTCTTGTAATGCTTAGACTGCTCGGAGGTCATGGGCATCACGCGTTTCATGACGGTCTTTTCGGGAAGGTCGTGGAGGTGATCTCGGATTTTTACTCGGTAGGTAAGAGGGGCGATGATCTTGGAAATCTCTTCCACCTTGGCTTTGGGGACGAACCACTTGCACGGTTGCTGCTTTGGTTTGGCCCCGGATGCTTCGGCTTCTTCAGCAGCTTTCTCTGCGGCGGCCGCGGCTTTCTTTCCTCCGAAGTGGACCACATCCATAAAGGTAGCTTTGAAGTCGGAGTAGCTCTTTTCGAGCAAGATTCCATCCGGGTCCAGGAAGTGAAACTGTCCCCAGAGATCTTGCGCTCCATTGGGTGCGGGCGTCCCCGACATGACAACACGCCAGCTGGCGTTCTTTGCCACGTTCATCAGTGACTTGCCGAATGCCCCGCCCTTCATGGCTCTGCCGCCTTTGAAACCCTTCAAGATAGTAGACTCATCGACGATCACGCCTTCGAAGTTTCTGTGGGTAAGCTCTTCTTCGAGCACCCGCAATCCCTCGTGGTTGATGACGTAGATGTCGGCAGGGGTGTTGAGCAGGTCGAGTAGCTTTTGCTTACGATTCTTTTTGGGCCCACACCAAAGCATGACAGGCCGGAGGTTTGTGAACTTCAGGCAGTCGTCCATCCAGCCCGTTTCGAGAGTCATGAGCTTGCCACAAACCAAGACCTTGCCTGGCTTGATGCTGAGCATAGCCATTCTCCGCTCGGCTGCGGTAAGCACGGAGTACGTTTTGCCCAAGCCACAATCAGCGAAGAGCGGCACTCGGTCAACGAAGGTGAGCAGACGGCTTGCGATGTCTTGATAGGCCCCGAGTGGAGGCAGCTTGTACTGGTAACCGTCATCATACTTCGGAAGCATGACTCCGGACTTAATCGCTTCTGCTTCTTTCGACAGCGCTGGAATCAGGCCTGACCTGGCCTTGAACGCGTCCAGACGGTAGCGGCCCTGCGTGACGTCGATACCGATCTTTGGCCTTATCGACCCGTCTTTCTGTGTCTGCGGCTTCTCGTAGTAGTTGTAGATCCTCCAGAAGTTTTGTTTGGATAGCGCAAAAATACACCCACCGAGCTTTTGGCTCCAGTGGGCGTACTCTTCGAGTGGTTCTGGAATCTGGTCTGCGGACGCAACCCCCGTGTCTTTCACGAAGATAATGTGTTCCCAGACAGCAAGGCTTGCGGACTGCACAGTGACGAGTCTCCTAGGCCCTGAGCGCTATTAGACGTCCAGGTTCTCTCGATGGATGATGGCCGCACGTAGTTTTGGTGCAACAACTACACGTATCGGATCCAGCGTAGCTTCGAAACCAAGTATCATCGTGCAGTAGCAAGCAGTGGTTGCAATAGCTGTGCAGACGATCTGTTCTTGGATGACGAAGTTCTTGAGTGCAGTGGCTAACGATACCGCACTCGGCGCACTCATTGCTCTCCCTTTTTGAAATTATCAGCGTGGTCGGGTGGATAGCTTTTCCGTTGGCCATGACACCGCGAAAAAAGGTGACGTTCTCACTTTTGATTGACTTATCCGGCCCACCTAGGGTGTCAAAGAGTTTGTAGTCACAGGTCGGGTCTCCGCTAAACGCCTCAAAGCCCAGAAGGTTGATAGCGTCGCAAGCCCCGTCTCTGGACTCGGCTACCCACTTTCGGGTTCCTGCAACGATTGCTATCAGCCAGTCTTCGGGGATCATGCCTGGGTCGATGCCCGCGTCAACGAGCTGTCGCTGTACTCCCAGAAGCATTTCCAGAGTCGGGCGGTATTGGTCCAATTTCTCGCTCATGAAGGAGTCCTCCTCCGTTCTTTACGTAGCTCTCGATTGTTTGCGCCAGGTCCCCAATTCTTTTACCAAGGTCCACCACTCTCTTGAGGTCTTCCCCAAAGGTTTTGCTGGCGACGAGGTAGCGCAGGGCATGGTAGGCGTCCATTAGCGCGTTTTTGCGGTCATCCGAGTGCATCTCAATGAGCCAGCGCTTGTAGTCTTTTTCAACCTCATCCAGGACCCTGAGATCCTCGCGTGTCGGGGCTTTGGTACCCCGCCGGCGGGTGGGGGCGAGACGCTCGCGATGCAGATCCAACTGGTAAAAAAGATACTTCGGACTCGTGAAATGCTGGCTGACTGGGCGTGTGAGGATATATCCGCAATGAGGGCAGTGGCCCTTTGGTGAGTCGTTCAAGATCTCTTGGCCGCACCCGGGACAGAAGCCAACCATACTAGTCGTTGCCATAGGATTCCTTTCTAAGTAGGATGTTCTCAGAGGTCTTATACCCGTTATTCGTCTCATCCAGTCAGGAGATACGCATGAAGCTTGACCAGGCCCCCAAACGGGGTTCCATGGGCATCCCGCCAGAAATGACCGAGGCGTTTGATAGGCAACGCGCCGCGGCCGCAGCCAAAAGAAAAGCAGAAGACAGCACAGAAGCCGGCCCCACACCAGTGGCAGATCCTGGGTTTGAAACCGACGAGCCACAGCGTGTCGACGATCCTGACGCTCCTGTGGCAGAAGAAAAGGCGGGGCTCAACCCGGAGACCCTTTTGAAAGAGATTGGTGTCGAGATCACCGATGACGACCTGCACAGGTTTGTGTTCAAGGGGTTCATCGAGAAAGACATCAAGCTGAGCTTGTTTGGCGGGCGTAAGACTGTTCTGACAACCCTCAAGACACTGACTGCCAACGAATACGATGCGGTCGGTGAGCTGCTTGGAGCTGAACTCAACGACAACACCATCATGCGAGACGAGATCCAGGTGCGCCGCAACATGTGGACGCTGTCTCTCGGGGTGACCAAGATCGAAGGCCGACAGTTGGCGAAGCCAGTGATGATGGACATCGTCAAGGACGGCAAGCCTGCTCAGAAGGTTGACATGCGTGCGAGCGCGAGGTTGTACCGAGAGGTCTTGGGGAGCCTGGCTGCTCCGGTCGTGTCGGAGATGATCACGGCACACGGTAAACTCAGCTTGGCGCTGGATCTCATGACCAAAAGCCAGGGGGCCGAAGTACTAAAAAAGTGATGGGGTCAACGCTGGGCATTGCCCGGTGTGAGCTGGCACTGCGCGGAGTCCAGTACGACCTCGGAGACATCCGTGAGACGTTTGCTTCCATTGCTGTGCAACGGAGGCAAAACATCCAATTTTTGACGACCTTATCGATCATTAGTGCTATCATGCAAGTTGGGAGAAACATCGCAGAGACGCTCGGGGCGACACCTGGCAGCAACAAAAAAGACATGCTGTCCAAGAACCTTGAGGCGCTGACAAGTGCGGTCTTCCCACACCTCGAGGACGATTCGAAGCAGCGGGCGCTTGAGGTAAGAAAAACGCTTGAAGCAGAATGCAACCGCGGCCCGATGAAGATCCAGGTGATGCAGCAGTCGGCCAAGACTCGCGGTAGAGTTCGCGTAGGCGGAGCGAAGCATGATCCAAGATGATCCGAATCAGCCCGGTTATGGGATGCCAAGCCCCGAAGGTTACGGGGACTACGAATCTGCCTACACCAACCAAAGAGCGTCCTATGGCTCGATCCCTCAAGGGATGCTGATGGGCGGATACACAGTCGGCGCTGGCGCAATGTCGGGCATGAGCAACATGATGGCCGACGTCGGTCGCATGGTGAGACCGGTCGGTTACACCCCTCCGGCACGCGTCATGTCGGGTTATGGCGGGATGTACGTCCAGCAGGGAGACTTCCTATCCGGGGTGGCGCGCTACGCGGGATTCGGGAACACTCCGCGCGGGGTGACCGAATACGAGTACAACTATCATAACGCAGCGGATGTGGGTGAGCGCGTAGCGGGGGCGGCGACCTCTGCCGCGGCTATGGCTGGGGGTTTGGCGTTTGGCGCAACCGCAGGCAGCGCGATGGCGCGCGGGGTTGGTGCATTTGCAGGTTCCGCACTTGGTCCAGTCGGGGCGAGTGTCGGCGGCGCTGTCGGCGGACTCTTCGGTGGGTACGCTCTTGGAATGTGGGCCGCCGGGCAAGTCACAGATGGCGTAGCACAGCGGCGTGAGATCCAGAACTTCCTCGAGTCGTCGAGCTTTCGGTTCGCAACGTCTGACTTCAATCAGGCCGACCCGCGCTTTGGCGCCGGGATGAATGTTGGCGCTCGCCGGCAGGTCGCCGACTACGTTCGGCAGATGGACGTCAAAGACCCCACCATGAGCACTGAAGACCTGACGCAGGTGCTTCAGCAATCCTCACAGCTTGGGCTATTTCAAGGCAGCAAAGACGTCAAGGACTTCCAAAAACAGTTCAAAGACATCGTAGAGAACGTCAAGGTAGTCACCAAGACTCTGCACCAAACTCTCGAAGAGGGCCTGAAGACGATCAAGGATCTCAAGGCCATAGGGTACGACCCGTCTCTAGCCAGCTCTCTTGTTTTGCAAGCTGACTCGTTGGGCAAGATGGCCGGGCGCACGGGAGCCGAAATGGTGGGGATGGGGTTGCAGGGTGCGGAGCTGTTCCGCGGCACCGGCATCGAGATGAAGATCGGCTACCAGTCCAACGTGATGGGCCTGGCCGCGATTCGGGCCGCGCGAGACGCGGGCGAGATATCCCAAGAAGCGATCGCCCAGGCGGGCGGAGAGGAAGCACTGGCGCAGCGGCAGACCGCGACGAGCCTGGGGTTCGCGCAGTCGGCGATGGGTCGAGGCTTCGCGGCCGCGCACTTCCGAGCGGGTCAGGGCCTGGACCAGGCCGGCTTCCAACAGATGATGCTGGGAGGCGGAGGAGACTTCGCCCAGACAGCGCTTCAGGCCGCTCGCAACCTTGGAGATCCTCGTAAGGTAGTTGAATACCAAGCCAACCAGGCCAAGTACCTGTCTGAGATGGGCAAGCAGTTTGGCGGTCAAGGTCTTGAGCTGGGGATGATGAACACGTTCATGCAGCAAGCGCGCTTCATGACTCAAAACGGAGCAGCCCCTGATATCGAGACTGGCCTTAAGTACAGCCTCTTGCAGGCTGGAGTATCCCAACCAGAAGTAGATGCGATGCTCGGACGGCTGAAGAATGCCCCACAGGAGTTCTTATCCGCGCAGCGTGCCCTACAAGCCACACACGACAAAATGGTTTACGAGCAAGCCGCCCTCAACAGCCCACTCAATCGCCTGGAAAGTAGGGTGGGGGACGTCGTCAAGGGTGCCGCAGACGTCATTGCCAGACCGATGAACGCGCTCTATGACAACATGCGCGAGGGCATCATCGATTTCAAGATGAAGCATTGGTACGGCATCCAGTCTGTGAACACGAACGACTTGACTACTGGAGGAATGGAGCGCGGAGCATTCTATCAAGCCGGTAATGCCGGAAGGGCAATTGATCTGGATGTTGGCATGTCCAGTCTTGGCGAATACGTCGCTGACGTTGCCGTAAGTGGTGCGTACGAGAGAACATTTGGTGAAAAGCTTGGTAGGAGAGGCTTTCGGCAGTCGGCAAAAGAGGGAGACGTTGTCTTAGACACCAATCGGATGATGTGGGGAGGGATGCCGGGAAGCGGAGACACATTCATCGCCTCTGAAAAAGAGTTACAAGACGCCTCGAGGAAAGCGAGGCAGATGCTTCGCCTCGAAGAGCGTTCCAAAGACGCTAAGGTTACGTCGGGGCAGCAAACGGCCGCTCACACCAACGTGCAAAAGCTGTTGATGGAAGACACTACGGGTATGAGCTACGAAGCCTTACTGACCCGGATTTCGGGTAAGGACGCGGCTTCGCTGTCGGCCGAAGAACTTGCTGCCACGTCATCAGAGATGGGAAAGATACCTGAGCTTCGAACCCGTCGTGAGGAGGGTCTGACAACCCTACGAAAGATTGCAGGGGTAGACGCCGGAGCGTACATACAGCACCAGCTTGCGGCAGAAGAGAAGCTCTCCCCAGTTATCGAGCGTATGGCCGGTACGCTGGACAGAAGCCTGGGTATTATTCAAGACGGCACTCGAGTCGATACCAAACTTGCGCGCCGATTGGCGAGCCCGATCGCCAGAGCAAAACAAGCCGAAGCTGAGGCCAAGTCCTTGCGCGCGGCGGCAACATTCGTTGCGTCAAGCCCGGAAGAAGCAAAAAAACTCGAAGATCAGGCTGTTGAGAAAGAGGCCCTTGCTAAAAGCCAGATTGAGCGTACCAACGAGATCCTAGCCGCAGAAGGCATGTCGGCCAAAGACCGACCTAAGGTCCTGGCAGCCCTGGCAAACATTTCGGCAGCAGATGCTAAAACGCTTGTTACCGAGATCGGCGGTATTGAATCGCGCCAAGCCGGGCTCGGACACACAACCAATCTGGATTTGATACGGGATGCGGTCGCCAGCAAGCTCACCGGTAACAAGGGAGCTGTCGCGGCCGCGTTCTTGTCCAAGTACCAGGCCGATCCGGTTAAGGCCATGGTCGAGAGCACTAAGGATGAGCTGAGCTCTCTTGGCGAGGCTGGCGGTGCCGCCGCCGGTATGGCAGCGACTGCAGGAAACGTCCGAGAGCTTTTGAAGGGCGGTAAGTCTCATGAAGAGGCCAAACAGCTGGTCGAGAAGATCGCTCCGCTTGGCGATCAGCGCAAGAAAGAAGAGCTGCTCTCTGCCTATGACGCGCAGTCAGCGACCCAGAAAGATCTGGTTGGGGATCTGCTAAAGCAGCAAGACTTCAAGTCTACTGGTGGTCAGGCCTCTACTGCGGCCGGGGCTGGCGGTCCTGGCGACAGCAACGCAGAAGTCGCCATGCGTACGCAGACCGAAATCAACCAGAACATCTTGATGGCCTTGAGCGCACTGGCTGTGCAGCTGGGGGGCAAACGATGAGGCTGAGTAGCGGCGGCGCTGCCCACATTATGGGCTCTGAGGGACTCAGAACAGACGCCTACTTGGATAGCGTGGGGGTGCCTACTATCGGGTGGGGGCATACCGGCCCAGAAGTCCACATGGGCCAAAAGATCAGCCGAGCTGAGGCTGAAGCGTATTTTCAAAAAGATGTCACGAAATTTGAGACGGCGGTCAACAAGCTGGTTACTGTGCCGTTGACCCAAAATCAGTACGATGCACTTGTCAGCTTTGCGTACAATACTGGCGCCGGCGCTTTGGCAAAGTCGACGTTGCTGAAAAAGCTAAATTCCGGGGATACCGCCGGAGCAGCAGCCGAATTCGATAAGTGGATCAAGGGCAAGGGCAAGGTCATCCCCGGGTTAGTGGCACGTCGGCAGCGCGAAAAAGAGATCTTCCTTGGGCAAAGAAACCCCGAGGATCTCGCGCCGGGCAACACAATTATCTCGGCCAATGACCCGACAGAGTCCGTTGTGCCCAGCCAATCCATGCAGATCAGTCAGACAACGACAACCGACGATCTTTTGGCCGAAAATCAGAGAATTGCCACTGAGCTTGCAAATTTGGCTAAAGGTTTGGGGCAGGATACCGCAAACGATATGGACAACGAAAGGTACCTCCAAGGGCTGCGCAAAGAAGGGACGGGGATCTCATGAGCAGTTTTATCTTGAGCACCCAGCTCGGTCCGGTGACAGTCGAGTTTAAAATTGAACCAAGGTACGACGTGGAAAATATCATCCGCGATCGCGCGTACTCGCAGGCAATGGCAGCTCGTCTGCTAAACAAAGGCAAAAGTCTTAATCCAAATAACCTTTCTGGGTCAAGGACGCTGTCTTCTGTGTATGCTACGACGACAGAGGAGCTTCCCACATGAATC